AACGGCTGCAATCACGGCAGACGAAATCATTGATCTGCTGCACTCTGTCGATCCGGCCTATCGCATGGGTCCGATGACGCGGTTCATGTTCAACGACTCGACGCTGGCGGCCATCCGCAAGCTGAAGGACGGCAATGGCAACTATCTCTGGCAGATGGGCAATGTTCAAGCGGGCGTTCCCGGTTCGCTGCTGGGCTATAACTATTCGATCAACCAGGCGGTTGCCGGGCTTGGCGATGGTATCAACTCCAAGGTCATGGTCTTCGGGGACTTCTCGAAATACTACGTCCGCAAGGTCGGCGCGCCTATGATCGGCGCAATCCAAGACAAGGACTTCTGGCCCGGCTTTGGCATCGCTGGCTATATCCGCTTTGACGGCGAATTGGCTGACACGGCTGCCGTTAAGCACATGGCGCTCGCGGCGGTCTAAGACGGTTTCTCAAGGGGGCGGGCAATCTGCCCCCTTTCCTAAACCGATGGAGGAATACACCATGCAAGTTAAACTATTGATCGCCCGCGCCACGGCAACGGGTTCTGAGAACCGAGGCGCGGTTGTTGATGTGTCCGACGCCGAGGCAGTCCGCATGATTGAGGCAGGACAGGCCGAGGCCGTGCGCAGCACCAAGGCACCTGAGCGTGCCGTGAAATCGTTCAAAGCGGAAAAGGCCAGCAAGTGATGCACCGGCGCGGCGATCATATTGTTTCAGTGGCAACCCCGCCTGTGGCGTCGCCGGTGTCTCTTTCGGACATGAAGGCGCATCTGCGCGTTACTCATGGGCTAGAGGACCCGCTGATTGATGGGTATATCATTTCGGCGGTGGCCAGCCTTGACCGTGACGGCGAGTTGGGCCGGGCAATTTCGACGCAGACCATTGACGAAGCATTTCAGTATCCGTCCAAAGACGTCTATTTGAAAGTGACGCCAGTTCAGGCGCTGGTGAGTGTCAAGTATTACGACGCGGCAAATGTTGAACAGACCGCGACCCTATCTGACTTTACGCTCTACACATCAGACGATTGGGCATTTGTGAGGTCGGACAGCTGGCCCGCAACCTATGATCGGCCCGACGCCATCACGGTTCAATATACTGCGGGATATATCACCGTGCCTGCTGGGATTGTTCACGCCATCAAGATGATCGTGGCGCACTGGTACGAGAACAGGGCCGACACCAGCGAGACTGCTTTGACTGAGGTTCCGCGCGCTGCGGCACACCTTATCAACCTGCACCGGAGCGGATGGTATGGGTAAGGCTGGCGCAATGGATCAGTCGATCACATTCCAGCGCCAGGCGGCAACGTCTGACGGCGGCGGCGGCGAGACATACACATGGGCCGACTTCTCCACTGACGCGACTGTGTGGGCCAACATAAAGGCCAAGTCGGGCCGTGAAAGTGTGGACGAGGGCCGCGTGAACGCGACCTTCACTGTTCTGTTTACTGTCTATCATCGCAGCGACGTGCTGGTCACAGATCGCATCGTTTGGAACGGCACGAACTATAACATTCGCGGCATTCGAGACGAGGGCGGGCGCGAGTTGCGCTTGGTTATTGAGTCCGAGCGGGGCGTGGCGCAATGAAAATGGAAATGAGCATTGAAGGCATTGCGGACGTTAATCGCGTGCTGGAAACCATATCGCCGCGCGAGGCCAAAAACCTGATGAGGGCGACCGTTCAGGAAATCGCGGGGCAACTGGCCAAGTCGGCAAAAAAGAACGCGCCGAAGGGTGATGGCGATCTTCGTAAGGGCATCAAGGCCAAGCGCGAGCGCGGCGACCGGAGAACTGCGGAAAGCACCGTGCGGGCCGCGCCGTTTTACTGGCGCTATCTGGAATATGGCGATGGCCCCGATGGAATTGAACATGCCTTCATGCTCAAGGCTCTGCAAGAAATGAGGCCGAACATGGATCGCGTATATCTGGATGCGTTCGTCAAGAAGCTAGAGGCGCGGCTGGCGCGTGAGCGGAAAAGGTTGGGATGATGAGTAAATGTATCGCAGAAATCAGCATTAGAATACCGCGCGTTAGGCTGATGGCTGTTCGCGTGTGGATACCAGTATGGCTGGCATTTTTCCGGCTGATGGAGCGTACATGCCCCGGCGAGATGACCGTCGAGGTGAACGCAGACCGCGCGATAAAATTTATCGGTGACGGGATGAAGGTCAAGGTAATCTGATGAGCGGCGAATGGCAGGTTCAGGTGGCGCTATATACCGCCATCAATGCACTTGGGTTGCGCGTCTATGATGCCGCGCCGCAAAACAGCGACGGCGGCAGCGCGGGCGTGTTTCCTTATGTTGAAATCGGCGCGGTGGTGATTGCAGAATTTGACACCAGCAGCGAGACCGGCTTTGACTTTATTTCACGCATCCATACGCGCAGCCGATCTGGCAGCATGAAAGAGGCCAAGCTAATACAGGGCCAGATTTATGACCGCCTGCATCGCGGCGCATTGACCGTCACAGGATATAATTTCATCCAGATAGATCGCGAGGGTTCCTTTGTGGACCGCGTGTCAGATGGATCGTTTCACGGGGTCTGCGAATATCGCGGCCTGATCGAAAACGCGGCCTAGCGGCTGCGTCTGCCCTTCCCTGCGCCTTGGGCAAGCGCTTGGATGGCCCGCTGTGAAGCGGTCCCTTTCCCATAGATGGAGCCTAACCAATGGCAAAAGCAGCGGGCCGTCTGGCCACACTGACCAAAGCGAGCACCGTTATCGGTGGAACGCGCGTCACTAATATCCAAGTCGATTACACGCCGATTGACGTGACCGACAATGACAGCGGCGGCTTGCAGGAATTGCTGGAACTGTCCGGCACGAGCGTGATGACCTTTGATGTTGAAGGCGTCTACAAAGACCCGGTTCTGCGCGATATCGCAATGGACCCGACCACAACGCAGCTTCTGACCGATCTCACATTTGACTTCGCCGACGGCGGCGTTGGCTCGGCCACGGTAAGCGGCAGTTTCTTCATGCTCAACTATAAAGAGGGCAACGACTACAAAGAAGCGACGACATTCTCTGCATCGTTCACTTCCTCCGGTGCTTGGTCGGTCGCGTAATGCATGGCTTTGAGGACGTAACACTGTCTTGGGCTGGCGCGGATTACACTGTGCCAGCAAGCAAGCAGATGATGCTGGTGGCGACGGTTGAGCATCACCTCTCATTGAACCCGGCAACGGGTGAATTTGAGCCGCCCCTGCAAGTGCTATTCCGCCGTGGCGGGGTGCCTGCTACGCGGCTGGCGTTCACCCTTGGTGCGGCGCTGCGTTATGCCGGGGCGAAGGTGACAGACGATGAGATTTATCTGAGCATCCAAGAGGATCTGGCGAACAAGAGCGGCGAGGAAAAAGTGCGCAAGTCGCACGACATTATCACCTCCATTCTCGCCATTATATCGCCGCCTGCAAGCCGTGCTTTGACCGGGGTAGGCGAGAAAGACACCACCGAAAAAAAGGCCCAACGGGGGGCTTCGTCCAAAGCCTCTACAAAGCAGCGGTCGGACAAAAGTGGGTAAGCCCGTCTGAGTTTTGGGCGATGCCTCCCGGTGAAATATGGTGGCTGATCGAAGCGCACACGGCGCTGCCAACGGCTGATTACGAAGAAATGTATCAGCTACTGCAAGAGGACTGATTTATGGCGCGCGTAGTAGGCGATATTGCAATTAAAGTTGGCGCTGACGTTGGGCCGCTTGTTCGCGACATGAATCGCGGCACGCGGTCGGTTGATAAATTCGGGCGTTCTGCGAAAGGCAATGCGCGGGCGATGCGCGCGTTCGCTGTTGCGGGTGCGGCGTTGGCGACTGGTGCCATTTTGGCAGCCACAGCAATGGCGGCTCTCACAAAGCAGTCTCTGGCCAATATCGACGTTATGTCCAAGCAGGCGCGCGCCATTGGCCTCACTGTGGGCAAGTTCCAAGCCATGGCGCACGTCGCCAAGGAAAGCGGCATTGAGGGCGAGAAATTCAGCAAGCTACTTGTCAAGATGCAGGAGAATATCACTGCGTTCGGCGATGGGCTTTCCACGCAAGCGCTGGCCTTTGATCGGCTCGGCGTTTCGATGGAGCAGATTCAAGGCTTGGGCGCAGACGAGCAGTTCAAGATCATTGCCGAGGCGATGGGCAGCATCAAAGACCCAGCGGAAAAGACTGCGACCGCAATTGATATTTTCGGCAAGAGCGGGTCTGCGGCAATCCTGATGATGGACAACTACGGCACCGCCGTTGATCGGGCCAGCGAATTGCAGGCGAAGTTCGGCATCACTGTATCCGACTTTGACGCACAGCAGATCGAGGCAGCGAATGACGCCATAGGTCGGATGGGTCTGGCTTCGGAAGGCGTAGGCAACCGGCTGGCAGTTATCTTCGCCCCGGCGATTGTGAAAGTCGCTGACAGCATCCTTGAAATGACCGGCGCGATCACTGGATATAAAACCACGCTTGAGGAGTTCTTTGGCACGCTGGAAAGCGCTCGCGCAGTTCTCGGCGACGATGTATTCGGCAAGCTGGTGGGTGATCCTCATGCGCTGGTCGAGAATGCGAATAATCTGGAGATTCTATCCGATCAATTTGCATTCCTGACCGCCAGCGCGGAGGAATCCTTTTTTGCGATGGACGGCTTTGCTGCGGCATTGGATCGGGCAGGCGAGGCCGCTGCGGCGGACGTTATGCGCGGCTACGCAAGCGAGTTGGACGCGGTGCGGCAAGCCTATGACGATGGCACAATTTCAGGCGAAGAATTCAAAACCAAGGTTGAGAACATTGAGGCGCGCGCGCGGGATCTGATTACCACGTTTGAGGGCGTTAATGCTGTGGCATTTGGCGGCGCTATAAGCGCTCTCGACAAACTCAAAGGCAAACTTCTTGAAACACTTGTCGCCGCGCAGGATCTAGCCCGCGCCACGGCAACTGGCGACGGCTTCATAGGTCCGCCCGAAGCACCCATTGACCCACGCGCGCCCACCACATCACCGCGCCCGCAATTCCGCCCGATGGACTTGGGCGATTCCGGAAAAGGCGGCGGAGGCGGTGGCGGAGGAGGAGGAGGCGGTGCAAAGAGCGACGACCGCCTGCAAACGGAACTAGACCGGATGCGCGACCAGTTCGCCAGCGAGCAAGAATTACTCGCCACGCAGCAAGAGGAGCGCATGGAAAAGCTGCGCGAGTTCCGCGAAGCCAAGCTGCTAACCGAGGAAGAATTTAACGACCTTGAGGCTCAGGCCAAGCAGGAGCATGAGGACAAGCTTGCAGGCATTGAGCAATCGTTGCAGAGTCAACGATTGCAGGCTGTGGCGGGCGCGTTTGGCGATCTCGCAAGTTTAATGCAGTCCAGCAATTCAAAGCTGTTCAAAATCGGGCAGGCCGCAGCAATCGCAGAGGCAACCGTCAGCGGCTTCAATTCGGCTGTGAAGGCGTATGAGGGCGGACTAAGAGTCAGCGGCGGCAACCCTGTCGTGGGGGCAGCATTTGCGGCAGCCTCGCTCGCCAAAACCGGAGCGCTCATTGCCAAGATATCTTCGGCCAGTTCGTCTGGCAGCGGCGGCGGTGCAGTCAGCAGCGGCGGCGGTGCAGTCAGCAGCGGCGGCGGTGGACCATCTCCGAATAACCAGTACTACAACGTCAGCTTGACCGGCGAGGGTCCTGTCAGCCAGAACAGCATTCGCGGCCTTATCTCCCAGCTTAACGAGGCTATCGAAGATGGCGCAGTTCTCAAGGGGATCACAATTCAATGACCGTGATATTTGAAGCAGGCTACACGCTGCCGGGATCGGATGAGCCGCTTACTCATGCGCGGATCGC